ACCAAGAGGCAAGGGCACACGGGCCGGAGGCCGAGCCAACCCAAAGGCGAGGCCAAACCAAAACCGGGCAAGCCGCCCGGAAGGTACTGTGACACTCCGAAAAGCCCTGCGGTGCTGGCGAGCCCAAAACACGCGCAGACTCAGAAAAATTTTTTCAGGCCGTTTCGTTTCGCCTGACCGCACGGAAAGGAGGTGACGCTATGGCAGAAAATCCGAAACAGAACCTACAAAGCACCGACATTATAGCGAAACTTTTCGATCTTGATGTCCGTCGAGTGCAGCAGCTCGCAAAGGAGGGTATTCTCCCGGCAGCGTCACAAAGGCCCTACAAGTTTGATCTTCTCCCAACCGTTAAGGCGTACATTCGTTACCTGCGAGATCGGGCAAATGGGAAAGAGGCCAAAACGGCCGACACTGTAAAGGCTGAGGCCGACAAGCTACGGGCAGAGGCGGATCTGAAACAAAGCAAGGCCAAGATCGCCGAGCTCCAGCTTAAAGAGCTGGAAGGGAAAATGCACCGCAGCGAGGACGTGGAGGCTCTGACGAACGACCTCGTTTACACCGCCCGCAGCATGATAATGGCACTCCCCGGCCGCCTCGCCATGGACGTTGTGCAGGCAGGCAGCGCCAACGAAGCCTCGGCGCTGATCCGGACTGAGTGCTACAAAATACTGGACGAGCTCGCGGGCTATCAATACGATCCCGAAGCATACCGGCGGCGCGTGAGGGATCGCGAAGGCTGGAGCGACGCGCTCGCAGATGAAGAAGCCGACGAGTAAGAAAGCCGCCAAGAGGCTGAACGCGGCCATAGGCCCAGCAGTCCAAAACTTCAAACCGCCGGAAGAACTGACGGTGGCCGAGTGGGCCGACAAGCACCGGCGACTCTCCCCGGAAACCTCAGCAGAGGCAGGCCCGTGGCGCACGTCACGAACCCCATACCTCCGGGAACCTATGGAAGCGTTCACGGATCCCAAAATCCGCAAGATCGTCATGGTGGCAGCGTCTCAGGTAGGTAAGTCTGAGCTGGAGCTGAATATAATCGGCTACATCATAGACCAAGATCCGGGCTCTATTATTTTTGTGCAGCCAACGCTTGACGACGCCAGAAAGTTTTCCCGCTTGCGTATCGCTCCCATGATCCGAGACAGCAAGGTGCTGAAAGCCAAGGTTTCGGATATTAAGGCGAAGGACTCTGGGAACACGATCCTCCAGAAATCCTTCCCCGGCGGTATGCTGACAATCACGGGCTCCAACAGCCCGTCGGCTCTTGCTTCCACTCCTGCCCGCTACATTATCGGCGACGAGCGCGACCGCTGGGCGATCAGCGCCGGAACCGAGGGCGATCCGTGGGCTCTGGCAGAAGCCAGACAGACCACCTTCTATAATGCGAAGGCCGTCGAGGTATCAACTCCGACAATAAAAGGAGCCTCGAACATTGAAAGCAGCTACTACCAAGGAACACAGGAACGCTGGTGCCACAAGTGCCCGGAGTGTGGCGAGTATGGCGAGATCATATTCGACCGGATCCACTACAAGCACACTGTCAAAAAGGTGCGCGGGAAAAAGGTGTACAGCATAGACGGGCCGATCTCATGGGCCTGTCCGAACTGCGGGTGCCTCGTGCCGGAGGAAACCATGCGCCGACAGCCTGCAAAGTGGATCGCAGAAAACCCGGACGCCTACGCTACCGGAGTGCGTTCCTTCTGGCTGAACGCCTTCTCGTCCCCGTGGACACCATGGGAAAAGATCGTCCTCAAATTTTTGCAGGCAAAGGACGAACCGCAAAAGCTGAAAGTTGTTTACAACACGCTGCTGGGCGAACTCTGGGAGGATCGCGGCGGCATTATCGACGAGGACACCATGCTGGCCCGCCGCGAGGACTACGGAACCAATGCAGACGGATCCCCGGTGGAACTGCCGGAGGGCGTGCTTGTGCTGACCTGCGGCGTAGATACACAGGACAACCGGCTGGAATACGAAGTTGTGGGGCACGGCTATTATGGCGAAACATGGGGCATAAAAAAAGGCTACATCATGGGAAAACCGGACACCGACGACGTATGGCAGCAGCTCGACGACGTGATCGGGCATGTCTACCGCTTCAAAGACAACAAGCGGGGGCTCAGGATCTCGATCACATGTGTGGACTCTGGCGGCCACTATACGCAGGAAGTTTACACGCGCTGCCGGGCGCGGAAAAATCAGCGTGTCTTTGCTATCAAGGGAAAAGGCGGCGACGGGATCCCATTCGTCACACCGCCCTCGAAAGTGGCGATCAAGGACAACAAGCGGATCACCTGCTGGCTCTATACCTTCGGTGTAGACGCCGGGAAAGAGGCGATCATGTCAAACATAAAGGTGCAGGAGCCGGGAGCGAAATATTGCCATTTCCCGCGGGGCGAAAGCTACGGGTATGACTCTTATTATTTCAACGGCCTGCTGTCTGAAAAGCTGGAGCTTACCCAGACCAAGCGGGGCAACCGCTGGGCGTGGGTAAAGATCCCCGGACATGAACGAAACGAAGCCCTCGACTGCCGAAACTATGCACTCGGAGGCTTCCGGATCCTCAACCCGGACATGGAGGCGGTGGAACGCAGACTCAGAAACATGCCGGAAAATCCACGGCCAAAAAAGGCTGCAGCACCACAGCGACGCCAGAACAATGCGGCGCAGTATTTTGATGAATGGTAAGGAGGCAACACTATGGCACGAACGAAAGCGACCATACAGCAGGAGCTCGAAACCACGCGCCGGAGGCTGGACGCCTATCTGGATCGCGAGGCTGACATGCTGGCAAAGAACGGCGTGCAAAGCTACGGGATCGGCTCCCGCAATATCCAATATTACAGTACCGCCCTGAAAGATATTCAGGACATGATCGAGAAGCTCCGCGCCCGGATCCGGGAGCTGGAGGCTGAACTGGAGGGGCGAGCCCCTCGCAGAGCGCTGGGCGTTGTCCCGCGCGACTGGTAAAGGGTAAACGCCGGATCTCTCCGGCTTTACTACGGCACGGCCGAAGGAGGTTTTCGCTCCTTTACTTCCACGGCTGCGCCGTTTTTTATTTCATGCAAGGAGGTGAGAAAAATCAGATACCACAAGGAAATGGGAATGTATCTGCCCGACGACGTGCGGCCACAGAATAAAGGGTACGGGGAAGCTGGGGCCAGCTGGAGAAAGCGGGCCGTGAAGGGCTTCAATGCTCCCAGTGGATCCTCGCATGAGGACATAGACTTTAACAACTACACCCTACGGCAACGCTCCCGTATGCTTTACATGGCCGCCCCCGTCGCCACCTCAGCGATCAAAACCAACCGCACAAATGTGGTGGGTGTCGGCCTGCGGCTGAAAAGCCGGATCGACAGGGAGGTGCTGGGACTCACGCCGGAGCAGGCCGAAGAATGGCAGAAAACCACCGAGCGGGAGTTTAACCTTTGGGCGAAAGACAAACGGGCCTGCGACGCTACCGGCATGAACAACTTCTACGGGCTCCAGCAGCTCGCCCTTGTGTCGTGGCTCCTATCCGGCGACTGTATCGGACTGATTAAACAGTACCCTGTCACCCGGCTGCTCCCCTACTCACTGCGCGTCCACCTGATTGAGTCAGACAGGATCGCAACACCGGGAGGCTACGGATCCGGGGGATCTGTCACTTATACGACCGGAAGAAACCCGGACAACGGGAACACGATCTACGACGGCGTAGAGGTTGACAGCAACGGCATGGTAGTAGCCTATCATATCCGCAGCAACTACCCGTTTGAACTCGGAGCGCCGACGACAACATGGGCGCGGGTGCTGGCTTATCAGGAGCACACCGGACTCCCCAACGTGCTGCACATCATTGACACCGAGCGCCCGGATCAGTACCGTGGCGTCAGCTATCTGGCACAGGTGATCGAGCCGCTGCTCCAGATCCGCAGATACACGGAGTCCGAGCTTATGGCTGCGGTGGTGGAGTCCTTTTATACCGCGTTCATCAAGACAGAGGCTCCGACCGACGAGAACCCGTTCAACCAGACGGATCCGGACGTGCCGGGAGAACCGAAAGGCCCCAACGACTACAGCATGGGGCCGGGCCAAGTCAATGTCATGGCTCCGGGGGAAAGCGTGGAGTTTGCAAACCCAACGCACCCGAACGGCAGTTTTGACAAATTCGTGGCAGCAATCAGCGCACAGGTAGGCGCAGCTCTGGAAGTTCCCGCGGATCTTCTACTGAAACAGTTTAATAGCTCCTATTCTGCCAGCCGCGCCGCCCTTCTGGAAGCGTGGAAGGCGTTCAAAATGCGCCGGGAATGGCTGGCAGACGACTTTTGCCGACCGTGCTATGAAGTGTGGATGAGCGAAGCCGTGGCCCGTGGGCGTATCTATGCACCGGGATTTTTCGACAACCCAACGATCCGCGCTGCATATCTCGGCAGCGAGTGGCTGGGCCCGTCTCAGGGACAGCTCGATCCGGTGAAGGAAATCACCGCAGAGATCCTCGCGTGCAGCGAGGGCTTTTCCACCCATGAGCAGAGCACGATCCGACTCAATGGCGGTCAGTGGGACGCCAATGTCGAACAGCTCCAGAGGGAAAACGAAAAGCTCGGAGGCAACGCGCCAGATCCACACCAAAACGGAAGCGGCTCAGGAGGCCCACAGCAGCCGCAAGAAGGCGAGGAACCGGCAGAGGGGGACAATAACCCACACAGCCCCGAAAATGCTCGCAGACGGGGCGCTGAGGCCCTGCGTGGCCTTATTATAAGCGAGCAGATCAAACAATCCATACAAGGAGGGACAGCCAATGAAAGCACCACATAGCTTGCACATGGGCCCGGCACCGGTAGCGGCTCCCGCAGCCACAGCGACAAAGTTCTGGAACGTAGCAAGCGTCAGCGAGGACGAGGGCGAGATCACCCTCTACGGCGACGTTATGAGCCAGCAGCCGATCGACTGGTGGACAGGCGAGCCGGAGCCCGGCCTCTATATCACGCCGGAGGGCTTCATGGAAGATTTGGCGGCCGTGAAGGACAAAGCCCGCATCACCGTAAAACTCAACAGCTGTGGGGGCGACCTTTACACCGGGATCGCAATCCATAACGCATTGAAAGCGCTCAGCGGCGACGTGAACGTCGTCGTAGAAGGGATCGCTGCCAGCGCTGCCAGCGTGATTATGTGCGCCGGTGATACCGTGACCGTGTACCCCGGATCTCTGATTATGATCCACGGCGTCAGCGTCATGCTCTGGGACAGCCTGAACATTCAGGACATGAAGCAGCTCATTAAGGGTATGGACGCCAGCGAGCGGGCCGTCGCCGAAATCTACGACGGAAAGACCGGGCTCGGCGTTGATACCTTACGCAGCATGATGACAAAAGAAACGTGGATGACTGGGCGGGAGGCTCTCGACAAGGGCTTCGCGGACGCCTTAAAGGAGGACGAGGAAGAACCGGACATGAGCATGAGCTCAGATCGGAAAGTCCTCTATGTCAATGGTGTAAGCCACAACATTGAGGGCTTGCATAATGTACCGGGAACTATCCCGATCCAGAGAAGTGCCAAACCGGCAAAACGTCCGGCGGCAAATAAGAGGCCGACCAACAAGGCGGCAACAAAAACAGAAGGAGGTAAAAACCACATGACACTCGAAGAATTAAGGGCACAGGAGCCGGAGCTGGTGAGCCAGATCGAGCAGGAAGCCCGGAACACGGCCCAGACTCAGACCACCGACGCCGTAGCCGCAGAGCGCCAGCGTCTTGCGGATATTGACTCGATCGCTGCCTCTATCCCGGATCAGCAGCTTGTCCATGACGCCAAGTACGGGGACAAGCCTTGCACCGCTCAGGAGCTTTGTTTCCGCGTAATGCAGCAGAGCGCGGCGTCCGGGCAGCATTTTCTCGCAAACTACACGGCAGACGGCGCAGCGTCCGGCACTGCCAAAGTAGGCGCTGCTCCCAATGGCGGCACTCCTGCCAGCAAGGAAGAACAGGACGCGGCAGACATTCAGGCGGTAGTAAACGCCTATAACGCAAGTAAAGGAGGTACACAGAAATGAGTAAGAGACTCGACGAAACTCTCGGCACCGTCGGCTATGATAACCTGATTAACGGTTTATATCCTCCGGCTGAGCCGTTTTCCGTTGTGATCCGCAAGGGATCCGCTGAGACGACCTACAAGCGCGGCACCGTGCTGGCCCTGTCCGAAGGAACTGCCGGAGACGGCAAATATGTAATTCTCGGCACGGCGGCAGCCTCCAACGAGACACTGACGGCTAACTGCGTGCTGGCCGAGGACGTCACCGTGGGAACCGCTAACGACGAAACGGCGGTAGCATACCGCACCGGCCACTTTAACAGCAACGCCCTGATTATGGACGAAGACCACACTTTCAGCGCGGCAGACAAGGAAGCGCTGCGTAGCGTCGGGATCCTGATCTCTGACGCGGTAGAAATTTGAGAAGGAGGACAGACAAATGGCTTTTAATTTTTACGATACCCACACCCTGCTGGCTTCCGTCCAGCAGCTCCCGCCTCTGCACACGTTCCTTCTGGATCGGTATTTCCCGACCAATGCGGCGACCGACATTTTCGCCACCAACGACGTGCTGGTGGAATACAAGAAAGGACACAAGAAAGCGGCCCCGTTCGTGGCACCCAGAAAGGGCGGGATCACGATCCTGCGCGACGGCTACGAAATGAGGCGCTTCACTCCGTCCTATATCGCACCGAAGCGCCCTCTTACCATTGACGACCTGAGAAAGCGCGGTTTTGGGGAGGCTCTCTACCCTACCCTTACCCCTCAGCAGAGACAGGGCGTCATTATGCTGGCCGATCTGGACGAACTGCGCGGCATGAACGCACGACGTAAGGAAGCCATGGCGGCGCAGGTAATCTTTACAAACGCCTGCACCATGGACGAGTATGTGGACGACTTCGAGCACTTCGAGGAACGGGAGGTGCGCTACTTCGACGGCGCAAGCAATCCGGCAATCTATACCCCTTCCGCTGACTGGACAACGACCGAGGCGTCCGGAAAGCAGATGATCAGCGACATGGCGTCCATGATCTCCATGCTGACCTCTCGCGGGCTCCCGGCCACGGACGTGCTGGTGGCTCCTGACGTGGCCGACATTATCCTGAGCAACGAGTGGATCCTGAAGCTGCTCGATAACCGCAACTACCAGATCGGCGGCGTGGATCCTGAAACCCTTCCGGCTGGTGCGACAAAAATCTGCCGCCTGAATATCAAGGGCCACATGGTAGACGTGCTCAGCTATGAGGACAACTACACCGAAGTAGACGGAACCGTGACGCCTTATATCCCGGCGGGCACTATCGCAGTAGGCGCTCCGGCTGCCGGCCGCACGGTGTACGGCGCGATCACTCAGGTAGAGCAGGCCGACGGCGAGTTCCACACTTACACCGGCATGAATGTGCCGAAGTATCTCAGCGACGCCGCGCACGACGTCCGCGAGGTAACTCTGAAATCCGCACCGCTTTGTATGCCGAACAACGAGAACCCGTTCATTACAGCCAAAGTCGTGACAGACTAAGCACGGCAGAAAGGAGCGCAGCATGAAGAAAATCAGAGTAACCCGCGGAGGCTGCGGGATCTGCTACACCGACGCTAACGGCGTAAAACGCCATGCACTTAAAACCCCGGAAAACGGGGCTTTTGAGTGCGGCGACGAACAGGCCGACCGCCTCGTCCGTCTGGGCGTGGCTGCTTATGTCGGATCCGCTGAAAAACCCGCACAGCAGGCAGACGCCAATCTGGATCAGACCGAGGAACCGGAGCAGACAGTGAAGGGACACCTCAGTGCTGAGGATCTGGAAGGCTGGAGCTATAACGAGCTGAAAAAGCTCGCGGCTGAAATGGGCGTGGAAGTCAAAGGCAATAAAAAGGCCGACTATATCGCCGCGATCGCAGCCGAGGAAGTAGAGGCAGGCGCTGAGGACGACGAGCTGCCGCCGGATCTGGACGTCGCAGATCCAGAGTAAGGAGGCGGCCATGATAAAAATGATTAAAGGCGCTTACGGCCTGAAAATAAACGGAGTCGTTGAGGCTATGACAAGCCGATCGGCTCCGTTCTCTCTTGCCGACGCCCGCGAGGCTGAGCTTGTAGCTGCTGGCGTTGCGGTATATGTGCAGGAGCCGGACGAGGATCCGGCGTACAGCAAAATGAAAATGGCAGAACTCCGGGAAGCTGCTGCAGCGTATGGCGTAGACGCCAGCAAGATCCGGAGCAAAAAGGAAGTAATCGCCATGATCGAGGCAGCAAAGGCGAAAGCTGCCAAAGAGCCGGAGGACTAACCCGTGACCTTCAAAGAGCAGATCCGGCAGGATCTCGACACGGTATTCCTCAATCTGGATGAGTTTGCAGAGCTTCGCCGCGTCGAGGGCAAACAGATCCCCGTCGTGGTGGACAACGATCAGCTCGTTAAGCTCAAACAGGGGCAGATCCTCGGACTCGTAGAGGCCGACATGCTGCTCATGGGAAAGCAGGCGGATTTTCCGGCAGACACGGAACCCGGCAGGCTCCTGAACGTAGACGGCCGGGAAATGATCGTGACAAACTCAGGCACCGACATGGGACTCATTGAGGTAGCTCTACGCCAGAACAGAACAGGCTAAGGAGGTGCGTCATGTTACTTGTTGATAGTATCGACAATCTGGTGAAGTGGCTCGCGGAAAATGTATGCAGCCAGATCCAGCTCAAGCTCCCGGACGACTACCGAAACGACACCGACTACGACGTGGAGTTTGTGAACCCGGCCGCCTTCCCTTTATACACTCCGGGGAAGGACAGGCTGCCGCCGAATGTACCGGCTCCGATCCCTTCGGTATGCGCTCAGCTTATGGAGGGGAGCGACGACCTCATAAAGCGGCAGCGTCGGCTCCAGTTTCGGCTCTGCCTTGCCTGCTGGAACCCCGGAGAACATGGCGGGGAAATATACTACCCTCGCCAAAACAGTGCAGCACTCGGCGGGTATTCCTACTACCGCGCCACGGGGGAGGCTGCAAAGACATACACCCGTAACATGAACGGCTGGAGGGACTCGTTCAACTTTGCCGATCTGGTGCTGCGGGAAGTCGAAAATGCGGAGTATATCGCAGGCCACCGGCTCGTAAAAGAGCAAGGGATCAAGTACGGGCTTTTTACCGAGGAAGGGAACATCTGGGACTATTACCCGTACTGGCATAACTGGATCACCTTCACGCTGGAGGCGGGTGTAACTACTGCAACCCCGAAACAATACGAAGATTTTTTATGATAAGGAGGCAAAACTATGGCTTATAAACATGGAGCCTACGGCGAAATCGGCGACAGCAAAGTGGCGAGTACCACACAGGCCGACGTCGTAGCCGCCTATATCGGCACCGCACCGGTAAACCTGATCCGGGGCTATGCCGACATGGATCTCGTCAATATGCCGATTAAGCTCACCGACATGGGCGACGCCCAGAGCAAGCTCGGATATGCACAGAATTGGGCCGACTTCACACTCTGCGAAGCCTTCGCCCAGCATTTTGACAACACCGTCGGGAATGTGGGCCCGATCTACGTCGTGAACGTCCTCGATCCGGACGTGCACAAGGACGCGGAAAAGACCACAAAAACGCTGACCTTCAAAAATAATCGGACGGAGTTTGAGAGCTCTGACATTATTCTGGACACCTTCGCGATCGCCGACAAGGCCGAAGATGTGGACTATTCCCTCAGCTACAACTTTACAAAGGGCACCGTCGTGGTGCAGTTGCTCAAAGATCTGGAGACTGATAGTCTGGAGTGTACCTACAACACCGTGGACACCTCGGCGGTAGAGTCTGACGACATTATCGGGCAGGAAACGGCAGACGGCCAGTACACCGGGCTGCACGCCATGTCTCTGCTCTATCAGTACCACAATGCCGTCCTCAATATTCTGGCAGCACCCGGCTGGAGCCATATCCCGGAAGTTTACAAGGCTATGGTGAGCACCGTCCAGAAGCTCAACGGCCACTGGGACGGCTTCGTCAACGCCGACATTCCTCTGGTGGACAGCCAGAGCCAGAAGATCGACACGATCGCAAAGGCTCAGGAGTGGGCCGAAGAAAACGGATACAACAGCGAGTACAGTAAAGTGTACTGGCCGCAGGTGAAAGACGGCAGCGGCCGTGTGTTCCACCTCTCCACCGTTGGAAGCGCCACTATGCTGCGCGTGGATTTGGAGAACGGCGGCGTGCCCTTCGAGTCTCCGTCCAATAAGGCAATCATGGCAACGGCTCAGTATTTTGGGGCAGACTCCAAGAGCCGCGGCTTCGATCAGCAGACTGCCAACAGCCTGAATGAGAAAGGCATTACAACGGCCTGCTTCTGGGCCGGTCAGTGGGTGCTCTGGGGCCCGCACACAGCGGCCTACACCTACAATGGCAGCATGGACGCCCGCGCAATCTTCGACAACAATATCCGTATGCTTATGCACATCACGAACAGTTTCCAGTTGGATCACGGAACGGAGATCGACTCCCCCATGACTCCGCAGGACAAGGACACGATCCTGAACTTTGAGAAGCAGAAGCTCGACACCCTTCTGGGGATCGGCGCTCTGATCGGCACGCCTACGGTGGAGTTTTTGGAGAGCGCGAACCCGACCAGCGACATGATGAACGGCGACTTCGTGTGGGATATTTCCGCAACGCCTACGCCTCCGTTCAAATCCGGCACTGTTCGCGTGTGCTATACCGATGAAGGCTTCCAGTCCTTCTTTGAGTCTGAATAAGGAGGTGCAGAAAAATGGGAAAATGGCTGGATATTAAGGGGCCGGTGGTGGCCGATACCGTCTACGCTGACAACACGCTTGTGGCTAAGGACGTAGCCTTCACCCTTCCGGGCCTCGAATTTATGACCGCTGACGTCATGGCCATGGGTAACATGACCGTGCCACTCGTGGGCCTTCTGGAAAACATGGAGCTCACAATCACCAAGATCGGCGTGGACATGGGCCTCAGCCGTCTGGGACGTCTGGAAAAGCAAAACCTTGAGTTTCGCTGGGTGCAGAACGTCGTCAAGTCTGACGGCACTCAGGGGACTGAGGGCTGCAAGGCTTTTGTCCGTGTTATGCCCGCGGCGCTCCCGGAGCTGGGCGTTGAAATCGGATCCGCGACCGAAGCGGAAGGCACTTACACTGTCACCCGTATGCAGATCTACGCAAACGGCGCGGAGTATATGTGCGTGGACAGACTGAGCCAGATCCTCCGCGTGAATGGCAAGGACTACATGAGCGCAATCAACAACCTGCTCTAAGTATGAATATCTGAATTAACGGCCCGCCGGACTTTCCTCTGGCGGGCTTATTTTGTGAAAGGAGCCAAAGCATGAAAGAAGTAACCAAAAACCCGATCAAGGGCACGCTGCGCCTGAAAAATCCGATCCTGATTAACGGGAACGAAATCACCGAAGTGACCTACGACTCGAACGAGATCGACGGGATCCTTTTTGCGACAGCTGAGTCACGAAGGAAGGCGGCAGCAGGCCGGAAAGATATTTCTATCGCCCCGGCGGCTGAATTTGATTTTAGTCTCCACCTTTACCTCGGTTTCGCTGCCATTGTGGCCGTGAACCCCTCTTATGATTTTTCCGACCTCGAAAGGATTAAAGGGCACGACGTCGTGGAGGTTATGACGATCGGCCGAAATTTTATGCTCGCGTCGGGGGAGAAAACACAAACGGGCGACGACTCCGGCGAGCCTACAGAGACTACGCCAGAGTCTACCACACCAGCACGTCCGACCTCGAAAAAAAGCGAGTAACAGATTTTATCGTTGAATATGCGGAGGCGGCCGAGGATCTCGCGGAGGAAAGAAAACGCATGGAGAAGAACCGGCCGCACTTTAAGCCCAAACATGTAAGGAAACGGAGGTGAGGACATGGCGGGCAAGACCTTACAATCTACGATCGAGATCGCTGGTACCCTCAGCCCGTCTTTACAGCAGGCCATAAAGCAAGCCGTTGACAGGCTCGAAGAAATGAGCCAAGAGACGCTGGAGTCTGCCGGAGCTGCCGCGAAGCTGGCGGCCGAAATCAGTACGCAGGAGTCTGTTCTGAAAAACCTCCAACGTGGGTACGAAGATTATATCGTGAGCGGATCCGAAAGCACCGACGAGGCCCTAAAGCTCGCCGACACCATTCAGGATCTATCCAACGAGCTGAACGAAAACCGGGGAGCACTCGAAGCAGCCCACGAGGCAGCCCAAAAGCTCGCAGGAGGCCAGCAGGAAACCGCCGACGCATACAGCAAGCTGCAAAAACAGATCGGCGAACAGGAAGCGGAGCTTGCGACTCTGCGCCGCTCCTATGCCAACGTAGCGCTTGAACAGGGCGAAACCTCGGCCGAAGCGCGGCAGCTGGCAAGCCAGATCAGCCAACTTTCCGGCGATCTGAACGAGAACCGGCAGAGGCTAAGTGCTGCCGAACAGGCAGCGGATCAACTGGGCAACTCTCTGGAGGACGCCGGGCAGGACGCGGAAAGCTCCAGCGAAGGCTACACAGTGCTGAAAAATGTCCTTGCCAACCTTGTGACCGAGGGGATCAACAAAACGGTGGACGCTTTCAAGGAGCTGGCAACGGAGGGAGACACCTCTCTCGCTATGCTAAGCGCCAGAACAGGAGCCACCGCGCAAGAACTCGAAGGCTTCGAGGACGTCATGTACGAGGTTTACAACTCCAACTATGGCGACAGCCTCGGAGACGTTTCGGAAAAACTCTCCACCGTCATTCAAATGACCGACAATCTGGACAAGGCTTCGCTGGCTCAGATAACCAAAAACGCGATCGCGCTGGAGGACGTGTTCGGCTTCGACGTAGTGGAAAGCCTGAGGACTGCGAACAGCCTCACGGATCAGTTTGGCATAAGCGCAGAGGAAGCGTTTAACCTTATCGTGCAAGGGGCACAAAAAGGACTGAACCAAAACGACGACCTTCTGGACACGATCAACGAGTACAGCGTCCAGTTTCGGAACGCCGGATATTCTGCCGACGACATGTTCAACATGCTGGCAAACGGAGCCGAGACTGGAACATGGAGCATTGACAAGCTGGGCGACGCGGTAAAAGAGTTTAACATACGAATGAGCGACGGCACAGCAAACGAGTACCTCGAACAGCTCGGCCTTAATACCGAGGAAGTAATCGCTCAATTCAACAAGGGCGGGCCAGAGGCTCAGGCTGCGATCGGCGACATTATGGAGGCTCTGCAAGAGTGCGACGACGCGACGCTGCAATATCAGGCAGGCGTCGGCCTGTTTGGCACTATGTGGGAGGATCTGGGCGTTGACACCGTGGCGTCCCTTATGGACACACAGGGCGCGATCCAGAGCACTTCCGACGCCATGGCGCAGCTGGACAGCGCCGCCTATGATACGCTGGAGAGCTCACTCTCCCAGCTGGGGCGCACAATCAAGTCCGAAGTGGTGCAGCCGGTAGCCGAAGAACTCACTCCCGCCATGAAAGAGGCCGTGGACTATGTGAACGCAAACGTAGCCCCGGCGGTGGACTGGGTATCGTCTCACCTTCCTGAGATCGGCCTTGCGTTGGGAACGCTCAGCGCCGTTTTGGTGGCTATGAACTGGGGCTCTCTTGTGGCGCAGTTTGGAAAGATAAAGGGAGCGATCACCGGATTTACGACCGCCCTCGGCGCAGTCTCCGGGCCTGTCATGGCCGTGATCGCAATCGTGGCCGCGCTGGCTGCCGGTTTTATGTATTTATGGCAGACAAACGAGGACTTCCGGGCTAATGTGACAGCAATCTGGGCCGAGCTGCAAGCCAGCTTTTCGGAGCTCGGAGCCGGAATCATGCAAATGATTAACCAGCTTATGCCGCTGATCCAACAGACTGCGGCGACCGTTCTCTCTGCCTTCGCACAAATTGCCTCGGCAGTGATCCCGGTGCTGGTGGAGCTGATCGGCGCTATTCTGCCGGTTATTATTGACCTTATAAACCAAATGCTCCCGATCCTGACGCAGATCGTCCAGACAGTGCTCACTACGCTGATAGACCTAATCAACCAGCTGCTCCCGGTGATAATGCAGATCATTCAGGCAGTCTTGCCGGTGCTGGTGGAGTTTATCAACGCACTGCTTCCGGTTTTAACGCAGATCGTTCAGGCGATCCTTCCGGTTTTTGTGCAGCTTATCAGTGCGCTGCTCCCGATCCTCTCACAGATTGTGACCGCGATCATGCCGGTGATTATTCAGCTGCTTAACACCATTCTGCCGATTATTATGCAGATTATTCAGGCGGTGCTTCCTATACTGATCCAGATCCTCAACATGCTGACACCGATCCTGAACATGATCGTGTCGCTGCTGACGCCGATCCTGAACCTCATTATTTCACTGGTGGAGCCGATCCTGAACCTCATCATGTCGGCGATCACGCCGCTGATTAACATTTTTATGTCACTCATTAACACGGTGCTGCAGCCAATCATGCCGATCTTGCAAGCACTGGCGAACATTTTCACCGCCGTGCTGGGGGCTGCCATTCAGGCGATCCAGCCGATCGTGCAAAGCCTGATCTCTATCTTCCAAGGGCTGATTAACTTTATAACCGGCGTTTTCTCTGGAAGCTGGAGCTCAGCATGGAGCGGAGTCGTTCAGGTTTTCGGCGGCCTTTGGGACGGCCTCGTGGGGCTGGTGAAGGCACCGATCAACGCTGTGATCGGCCTTGTGAACAGTGCGATCAACGCGCTGAACGGTATCAGCGTAACAATCCCGGACTGGGTGCCAGTCGTAGGCGGCAACACCTTCGGGATCAATATCCCGAACATTCCAATGCTTGCAACCGGCGGCTTTACCGACGGCGTATCAATCGCGGGCGAGGAAGGTATGGAGGCGGTAATCTCGTTCGATCCTGCCTACCGAGATCAAAATATTGCTATCTGGCAGAAAGCCGGGCAACTGCTCGGAACCCTCGGATCTTCCTCCGAGGGAGGCGCAGGGCTCACGAATACAGCCGGAAAGCTGCTCGCTCTGGACGACTTCTCTCTGGGGAGTCTCGCCAACAACACGAGCACCGTCATTTACTACGATTTTTCCGGCTTCACATGGAGCCCACAGATCCAGACAGAAGGATCCGGCGAGGACGCCGACGACTTCATGGCCCGCCTCAAAGCACACGAGGCCGAGTTTTTCGACTGGCTGGAGGAATTTATTCAGGCAAGGGAGGTGGCGCTTTATGCGTAGGGTAACGGGCTATCTGGAATACATCACACGCGAGGGCGACACCTTTGACGCTCTGGCGCTGCAAATGTATAACGAGGAAACCCTCGCCCATTACATCATTGAATTTAACCCCGACTATGCGGACGTTCTGATCTTCGAGGCGAACGTGGCCCTCCGGCTGCCGATCGTCGAGGACGCAGAGACGCCGGAAACTCTGCCGCCGTGGCGTCGGGGCGAAGAAATCCCGGAGCTGGACGCTTCGTGAATTTCTACTACAACGGGACGGACATATACAACGACGTGTCGGTGAACTACTGCGTGCATGAAATGTTTGCGGAAAAGCAGGCCGACACGCTTGTGATCCGTTTCAATGACACCAAGGGAATATGGAGCAAATGGCAACCGGCAGCCGGTGACACAGTGCGCTTCAAAGAAGGTGCAAGCGATACCGGAAAAATGTTCATTCACTCCATGAAACCAGAAAACGGGCTTTTTACGATCCGGGCCATGTCTATGCCGAAAACGGCAAAGATCCGGAAATCAAAGAGCTGGGAGGGTGTGCGTTTCCTTCAACTGGCAAATGAATTTGCCGGGAACCACGGCCTCACCTTCAAAAACTACGGGTGCGAAGATCAGGTTTACCCGTATATCAAACAAAGCAACGAGGGGGACTTTTCCCTCTTTTCTCGTCTTTGCATGCTGGAGGGCTGTCAAATGCTTATTTTTGACGGCTCTCTGCTCGCATATAACGAGCATTATATTGAGCAGCAGGAACCAGCGGGCAGCCTCACGGTGGACGAAAACGGCGTCTTTACCTATGAGGACAACCGCGACACCATGTTCGGCTCCTGCGAGGTGGCAAGCGGGAGCTACTCCGGCAAATATGTGGCTGACGCTTCAAACAGCGCCGTACTGCGGCCGGAGAGCCCGATCCAAGTCACCAGTAACGCAGAGGCGGCCCGCTTCGCCAAGGGGCTACTCCGAAATGCCAATAAATACGGGCGCACGGGGCAGTTTTCCAAGGCTCTAATGACCGGGTACGCAGCCGCCAGCCTGCTGACTCTAAAAACGACAAAAGCAAGCATGTGGGACGGTACCGTCTTTGTGTACAAAGTCCGGCATGACTTCGTAGGGAACAAGTCAACAATCTATTTCAGGGATCTGCTGGAGGGCTACTAAATGGGGAATATCTACAAGGGAACAATCGCCGGGATAGAGGGAAACACCGCCCGCGTGCTCCCCTCCGACGCCGGAGCCAAACCGACCGCTAAGATCGTGATCCCGTGGCACCTCAGAGGGAGCACAGGGAACCTCACCAAAGGCACACCGGTGGTGTATGTCGAATTTGACGACGCCAGCGGGCTACTACTCGGCCGGGCCGACGGTGAGTGGGGCGCTTACCTTCCCGGACTGACGGCCGGATCCATATCCGTGCCGGAAGGAGACGTAAACGCCAGCGGCGTGAGCTTATCCGGGCACAGGCATGGAGGTGTAGAACCCGGCAGCGGCACCACCAGCAGGCCAACATAAGGAGGGGCCAATATGGCGACAATGGCAAAATGGGGCTCAAAAACATGGGCCGTATCTCAGAAAAAAGTCGTCGCTCTGGAGGGGCTGGCCTTTTCCTATTCTCAGGTAGCTGACAACAACACCAGCACAGAGGAAAAGAAAACCACCAACGAGCGAGGCACGGATCTATTCCCGCTCAGCTTCACCACCGTGCTGCACAGCGGCGCGGGTGTGGACGTTCGGGCAGAGATCGAAAGCTGGAAAGAGCTTGTCACAAAAGTAAATTATTTTTATCTGGGAGGCAAGAAGCTGGGGCCGAAGCTCCAACTCCGCAAGGTGTCCGTGAGCAACGTCGAGATCGACGACCTCGGACGCATGAGACTGGCAACGCTTTCCTTTGAGTTTAAAGAGTACGATCCCGACACCACAAGCGTGCCGGTAAGCACCACCGCCCTGAATGTGAAAGCCAGCACGGCCTCGAAATCCCAGAGCAAACCGGCAAACACGCAAGTGCAGGCAGCGCCAAAAAAGACGATCACCGTCGGCTGCTATGTAAAGCCAACCGGGAGCAGGTACGCAACCGGCCAGAAGATCCCGAACTGGGTAAAAGAGCGCAGCCATAAGGTAAGCCAGATCAAGGAAAGCCAAAACAAGGTGCTGCTCGGACACCCGGACGGGATCAACAGCTGGGTATATCTGAGCGAAGTCACGCTCGTGTAAAGGAGGGAGGCCATGAGAGCACAAGGGAACGGGCTCCCGCAGGTGTGCGCGGCCAACCTGCTGCGAACCGTGCGGGGCGAGGTAGCATACGACAGGCTCAGGGGCCGGGACGGTGCTCTGATCGACCAGCCAAACGCCACCGACGCGGCAGCGGCCGACGCCGAGTGGGTGCTCGAAACCTACGAACCACGGGTAAACGCTGAGGAAATCGTCACGGATCCCTCCGGCGTTTTATCCGGTGAATTTAATATGACCGTGAATATCACGGAAAGAAAGGAGGACGAGGAAATCGAATGAGCGAGCTCCAATTCATAGAAACAAGCGCCCAGCAGGTGCATGAAACTGTTATCAGCGAGCTGGAAAACGGAGTCAACGATCCGCTCTATCCGGGTGACGAGCGCCGGATCTTCGGCGACGCTATGGCCGAGGTGATTGTGGCCGTGTATAACAGCGTCAACGACGCCTGCAAGCAGAAAATGCTCCGCTACGCTCGCGGATCCGTGCTGGACGCTCTGGGAGAAAACCGGGACACCCCACGCCTCGATCCCACCTTCGCCACCACAACGCTGCGCTTCGGGATAAACGAAGCCATAGCGTCAAATATTGTCATACCGGCCGGGATCCGGGTGACGAATGACTTCGTTCACTACTTCCTGACCGACGCCACCGTCGTGCTCTATGCCGGTAGCCTCTATGTGGAGGTATCGGCCACAGCAGAAAGCGGCGGCACCGACTACAACGACATAGCGATCGGCGAGATCTCTCAGATTGTGGACGTCTCGGACGTTCCCCTGATCGACTATGTAACCAACACGGAAGCCACGGCAGGAGGCGGCGACCGTGAGGACGACGAGGCATACCGGGAAAGGATCCGGGAAGCAGAGAACCGGCTAAGCACAGCGGGCCCGGCCAAAGCCTACAAATACTGGGCCATGACCGCAAACCCGCTCGTCACTGACGCGGTGGTAGAGTCCGAGACGGAAACCGTCACGCGCACACTGCCGGTATATGACGGCCACGCCTTCCAAGGCGGTGCAAATCTCCTGCCGGAAACCTTAACTGTGTACCTTCCAAGCGGAGCGGAAGCCGCGCCGGAAACAGACTACACCGCCACATATAACGACGAACTGCTGACGCTCTCCCTCTCCGGGGCTCTGACAGAGGCAGAAACCGTAAAGATCGAGATCACCCGGAACATGTACGGGCGCGTCAAGATCGTGCCTATATGCGCCGGTGGTGAAATCCCAGACGAGGACATACTGGCCGACGTGCTGGCGGCCTGTTCTGCCGACGACGTGCGGCCGCTCACGGATCTGGTGCAGGTAGAGGCTCCGACAACATTCAAGTATGACATTGAGCTGGAATACTGGACAACGAAGGCGAGCGAGTCCGAAGTCGTGGAGAATGTGGAGGGATCCGGCGGTGCAATCGACCAGTATATTTACTGGCAAGGCTCCAGCCTCGACCAAGACATAAACCCGGACTACTTGCGGAAGCTGATCCTCTGCCCTCACTGGGAGGAAGGACTGACCGGAGCCACCCGCGTGAATATCATTAAACCGGTATATACAGAACTTCCAAGCACCACCGTGGCCGAGTTTTCCGGGAAGCTGACCGTTTCCCATAAAGTAAAGGACTAAGGAGGCGAGGCTATGGCAGGAATGAAAATATCAGATCTTGACTTTGTGCGGCTCCTGCCCGCCTTCATGCGCGACGACGAGGCAGCGATCGCACTCAGCAAGGCTATGAATAAGCTCATACAGCCACCCGGCAGCAGGATCCCGACGATCCGGACGTGGGACGAGATCGACAGCCTCAACGAGCCGGAATGCGACGAGCTGGCGTGGGAGCTGGACATTGACTGGTACGACTCCACCGGCATGAGTCTGGAGGAAAAGAGAGAGACGATCAAGCTCGCCCAGCAGATCAAGCGCAAGCGCGGGACAAAGTGGGCCGTCGAGCGCCTGATCTCTGCCTACTTCGGCGAGGGCTATGTTATGGAGTGGTACGAAATGTACGACTCCCCCTACACCTTCGTGGCACTGACAACAAACACCAACACGGACGCCCAGAACTTTGAGAAGTTTGTAGAGGCCGTGAAGGCTGCGAAAAATGCACGCTCGCACCTTGCGGGCGTTTTCTATTTCTGGCAGCAAGGGCCCGATCCGGGCATTGAGTACCGGCTGGACACCTCGCTGCACCGGTACAACTTCGTAAAATGCGGCACCCGTCCACGGATCGCAACCGTCGGCTTTGTCGTGAAGCCAAGCATTGAAACGGATCCGGAGGAAACACTGCACCTTTACGGCTTCACAAAGGCCGGGGAGCTGACGTGTGGCACATACCCGCGACCGGGGACGCTGGGCGCGATAGTAAAAAGCGGGATCACTGCCGAAGCGGAGACTCAGGCGATCCGCTACAACTTCGCCCGCGAAGCCGGAACCTACCCAAACACCGCCACACTGGGGCGCGTACTCAGGCAGGAAATTAAGGTGGAGCAGGCAGACAAGGCTCTGGCTTATGAACTGCCTAAAACCACCGGGCAAACTTGCGGCACATATCCAAGGCCCGGAACTCTGGGGAAGGTGCTGCAGCACACAGTCGGCGTCAATCTGGCGGCGGCTTTTTCGTTGTATCAACTTATCAAGGCGGGGACGCAGAAATGCGGAACCATGCCGGGCGGCGGCGTAAAAGGCGCAGCCGTCACAAACAAAGCAGCTACAGCGCTGCAAGTCTCCAGCGTGGCGTATGGCTTCGTGAAATGCGGGACGCGGTGCTGCGGTGAATAAATCGAAAGGAGGACACCCGCATGAGCTACTTTTACGACACCTTCATGGGGCACCGGAGGGATCAGTGGCTCCGCTCGATCCATGCGATAGAAGTACAGAGCGGCGGCAACTGGCACCGGGGAGCTATCAACAAAAAGCTCGTCGAAGGTGACACGCTTGTGATCTACGCCACCTTCCCGACACTGGACTCCGTGGCCTGCACGATCGACGCCTCGCGCCTGATTGACACACGCGGGGAAGTCGCTGCATATCAGCAGCGCACGATCAACAAGGTAGAGGGACAGGGCACCATGATTAAGCTCACGATCCCGATCTACGAAGTAACAGCCTAAAAGGAAGGAGGTAAACAGGCATGTATAACGCAACTTACTGGCTCGACAGAGTGGTGGACGAGGAAACAGAGGAAGTCATTCAGGAAGGCACAGACCAGAGCGCCGGGCATTTTAACAACATGGAGGAAGGCATTTCCGACGCACATCTGGCGACCGCCCTTCTTTTGATCTCCGCTTCCTTATCAGCCGATCAGGTAGCCACCGAAGAACAGACGATCACTCTCGAAAACTCCGAGAGTTTCCCGTTCAACAACTCGGTGGAAACCGTAGCCCTGAATACGGCCCGAAACTTCACGGACTACACCGTGGAGGCCGAAGTGCTGGAGCATGACGGAAACGTCGGAGACGTGAAGATTTTCAGCCGCCTGCTGAACGGCTTCAAGGTGGCCTATGACGGCAGCGCCAAAAACGCCACTATCAAACTGAGAATTAAAGGAGGAATGTAACCATGGCAGATCAGAACAATGTAAAGGTTATTGAAAAGAACGCAGGCCCGAAAATCGCCTACGAGCAGACGGGCACCTGCCTGATCTTCGGCGACTATGAGCTGATGATTAACGCGGCGAAGTACCAGAAAGACTGGGACGTGACCGTGGATATTTGCAAGGACAAGGCCGGAAACCTTACGATCGGCACCGAGTCCGGGCTGCGCTATGTGGCGCAGGTAATGATCCCGGCGGCTACTTACACCGAGACACCGATCCAGACGGAGGAAGGAACCGAGCCTCTGGCAGAGGGCGGCGACGACGGCATGAACCACGACAATATCCTGAGAGAGCAGAACCCGCTCGACATGGGCGACGTTACGCTCGTACTCTGGAGCATTGAATAATCAAAAAGGAGGACACAACAATGGCAAACTTTGATCTTTCCAGTCTGGCACTCAAAAGCGTGTGCCCGAACAATGAAATCTTTGTGGACGACGCGGATCTGCCGTCCGTTATGGTGTATATCCCGAAATTTAAGAACAGCGACGTGCTGACCGGCGGCAACGACAGCACCCACCCGGCTTTTATCGTCAACGGGCAGGAAATCCCCGGCTTTTGGTATTCCAAGTACCAGAACGTCGTACACACCACGCAGCTGACTGACGGCAGTATCGCGGCGGCGTACAGCCTGCCGGGAGAGGATCCGACGGCAAGTATCAACTTTGACACCGCTCGCTCCCGCTGCGAAGCCAAGGGCGCAGGCTGGCACCTCTCCACCAACGCCGAGTGGGCCGCGATCGCTCTCTGGTGCAAAAAGAACGGCTTCATGCCTTACGGCAACAATAACTACGGCAAGGACA